CACTAAGGGACAGTATGCAGATTACAGCACCAGTAAATGGGCTCGTAAAGAAACTGCTATTACTGAAGCACAAGCGCAGGCTATTGAAACACATGGTCTGCAGAGACTTAGTGACTTCCTTCCTAAGAAACCTACTGAAGTAGAATTACAGTGCATCAAAGAGATGTTCGAAGCAAGTGTAGATGGACAGCCCTATGACGTTGAACGTTTTGGGCAATACTATCGTCCATATGGTATTGACGCTCCTGCGAGTTCCTCAAACTCTAGTACGTCTACAGCACCAGCGGCAACTACCCCAGCACCTGCTTCAACAGCAACTCCAACACCTGTAGCAGAGGCTCCTGTTCCTGCACCACAAACTGAAACTGTGGCAGCACCAGCAGCAGCACCTGAAGGTGAAAGCAAGCGGGCAGAAGACATCCTAGCGATGATCCGTAACCGCCAATCATAAGGTACAGAGGGCGGTAGAATTGCCGCCCTCAATCCTACAATGAAATTAGTATTCGAACAAACAGGCGATGAATTACCTTTCAATGGTTTAAACAATGAAGTTCTAGAACTTTTCATTGATAAAATTTTTGTGGCTAACAGCCAGTATCGTCGTGTTAGTGAATATACTATAAAACTAAAAAATACTATTAACAGTGTTAACCACTATTTAAATAGCATTGGTGTTGATATTGTTTTTCCCCAAGTGAATACACTACATCAAACAGATTTAAATTATTTGCATGCATTTTGGGCAAAAAACACAGAAAAAAAGTTGAAAATAAAAGATCATCCTGCACTCATAGAACACTATCCTGATAGTAAAACACATTGCACACTATATGAAATTGCATCTAAATTACAACTAGGCACATTATTTCAAAGTTTAGAAGATATTAATATATTAGTTCACGACATTGAAACTATTTTCACAGGTAATAATTTTTTCCCAACAGAACAAATTACCTATTCATCTGTACCTTGGGCAAGCCAATTTAGCACAAATGATTTTGCAAATATAAGTGTACCAAGACATTTTACAGGAAGAACACTAGAAAACAAATTTAGAAATTTTGATGACAAATTAGAGTTTGATGATGAAAATAATTGGAATGATATGCCTACATGTTTGCACATAAATTTTGGAAGACCTCGTACCATCGAGTTTAGTAAAGAATACAAAGATTGGTGCAAGAAACTAGACCTGGAACCATTGGGCAATCAATTAAATATTGGAAACTTTGTAAATATACACGAAAACTTGACTACATACAGAACAATTATGTATAATAACATACAAGCAGGAAACTCATTCTCAGTAAGGAAGTAAAAATGGCAAAACCATTCGACGTAAGTAAATTTAGAAAAGACATTACAAAAAGCATTGATGGACTAAGTATTGGCTTTCACGATCCAACAGATTGGATCAGCACAGGCAGTTATGCACTTAACTATCTTGTAAGTGGGGACTTTCATCGCGGAGTGCCGATGGGTAAGGTCACAGTTTTTGCTGGCGAATCTGGCGCAGGCAAAAGTTACTTTGCTAGTGGAAACATTGTAAAAAATGCACAAGACCAGGGAATCTTTGTTGTGCTTATTGACAGTGAAAATGCACTAGATGAAAGTTGGTTGCATGCATTGGGTGTCGATACAGATGAAAGCAAACTGCTAAAACTAAGCATGAGCATGATTGATGATGTTGCTAAAACTATTAGTTTGTTTATGGCAGATTACAAAGCAATGGCAGAAGAAGAACGCCCAAAGGTGCTGTTTGTACTTGACAGTTTGGGCATGATGATGACACCTACTGATGTTGATCAGTTTAACAAAGGTGACATGAAAGGTGACATGGGTCGCAAGCCTAAAGCACTAACTGCACTTGTGCGTAACACAGTGAACATGATTGGTAGTTACAATGTAGGTATGGTGTGTACTAACCATACATATGCAAGTCAGGATATGTTTGATCCAGATGACAAGATCAGTGGTGGACAAGGCTTTATCTATGCAAGTTCAATTGTTATTGCAATGAGAAAACTTAAACTAAAAGAAGATTTAGATGGTAATAAGACTACTACTGTAAATGGTATTCGAGCGGCGTGTAAAGTTATGAAAACACGATATAGTAAACCTTTTGAAGCAGTGCAAGTTAAAATTCCTTATGAAACAGGCATGGATCCATACAGTGGTTTGCTTGATTTATTTGAAGCAAAAGGCATGCTTACTAAACAAGGCAATCGACTAAAGTATACAACTACTGCAGGCGAAGAAATGCTAGAGTTTCGCAAAGGATGGACAGGGGATAAACTTCAAGTTATTATGAATGACATTTCTAACGCAGATGGACTAAGTATAGATGACATTGCAAATGAAGTACAAGGCGATGTATATGCAGAAGACATAGAGGATGAAGTGCATGAGTGAAGAAGAAGTAATAAAAAAGATTTACTTAATTCTTAAACAATATATACCACTAAAAGAAATGCAAAGTGCAACCGATCATCTAGTGGATGATTTGCAAGAATTGCTTGACGAAGAAGAACTGTACAGATTAGCCGGTATTGACAAATATATCAAGACAAGTGTTAAGGATATACTTGGAGAGCCCGAAGAGGACTTCGATTACGAAGATGATGACTATTGAGTCAATGGTATAATAGAGTAGTTAACAACATCGCTGAGATTCCCAACTTCATTAATTTTTTTGAAAGTGAACTTGAAGAAGCAAAGCGTGAGTGCGGTGTAAAAGGTATAGTAGAAAAAAATATCAGTGCCTTGCCTGGTATTACAGAACATCGTTTTAATCAACTACAAGAGATTGAAGCAGTGCTTAACTATCTTAACATACAACTGCGTAAGATCAGACGCAAGCATTTCCAAAAATATTTGGAAGGATATGCCCGTGCGTTAACAAGTCGCGATGCTGAAAAGTATGTTGATGGTGAGGACGAAGTCATTGACTTTGAAACTATTATCAACGAAGTAGCACTATTGCGTAATAGATGGCTAGGTATTATGAAAGGCTTGGATACAAAACAGTGGCAAATGGGTCACATTGTTCGTTTACGCACTGCTGGTATGGAAGATATTAGGATTGAATAATTTACAACAACTTGGAAATTTGTGCATATGTCAATGCAAAGTTTTCGTTGCGTCTACTGTCAATTTTATTCAATTCGGCTTGTAACTCACGTTTTAGTCCTAGATATTTTTTACCAGTAAAAAATCCTGCTAACTTTTGTACACGTTGAAACTTGCTTGTTTGCAAATACTTTACAACTTGTTCTTTGTTCTTAATATTAAGCACACTAAAATATTCAGGTCTATCTAAAAATGCAAAATCAATATCAATGTTATTTTTGCTTGCATAATCTGCTACATCATCTAAATCTAAAACATTGAAAATACTTACTGTACACACAATATCAAGATCGAAGTTGCAGGATATGTATTTTTGGATGTTTGTTTCAACAGTATTCCATTTGATTGTACTGTGTCTTTCATAGTTGAATTTTTCTCCGATATTGTCTATGCTAAAAGATAAATTTACCTTTTCAAATTTTTTGAGTTCATTAACTAAGTTTTGATCAAATATTGTTGCATTAGTATTATAAGATATATTAACATCTTTTGGTAAAACTTTTAACAACGAAACGTGCTTTTTGTCTAACATAGGCTCACCGCCTATAAATTTAACAGATTTAAGATGTTGCAAATCTTTTTTGAAGTTATTCCAAAACTCTTCAGTGGTTGCAAATGTATAATCTATTTCATGTAACTTAGGTAAATTTTCATTAAATTTTTTATCTTCTTTATACCAAGCACTGCTTCTGCCATAGTAACATATCCTGCATTTACTATTACAACTAAATCCAAGTTTTATATCTAGTTCTATTGGACTATTTTGCATGTTATAAAAATCTGTAGTAAACGCAATATCTCTTTTAAGTTCATGCTGTCTTTTACTAGAGATACCAGCAGATTCTGCGCTCCAGCATAGATGACATACAGATGGTTTTTTACCTTGTAAAAAATCTTTGCGAAAACTATTATAACTTTCACTGTGCCAAGCATCGCTTACACTATGGGTTATAACATTCATTTTTGTATCATTGTCATACAAAAACTGCTTGTCGGCTTGACAGCAAGGTCTATAATTACCATTTGTCATTATTTCTAAATTTGTAAAAGGTGAAGTGCAAATTGTTTCAGGATAATCAAATCTAGTGCTTCCTAAAGTTGCACGAAGATCTGTTGTGTCTACTGTACAATTCACGTGATCTTTGCAATTGGCATGAATAAAACGTTCTGTGATTCTATTATTTGTAGAGAAGTGTATAAAAAAAGTTGGTATGTCTAAGTACTCTGCAATACGGAAAAAATGACGCCAAATGCCTTGATCTGTGTTACCATATGCAGTTACAATGATCT